AATTTCATCAACAACCATGTTAGCCAATAGTTGACTACTACTATTTAGATCGACTTTAACTGTAACTCCCATCTCACGTAAAATCTCTTTACCTTTTTCTATTGCTGGCTCAGCCATTTTCTTTAAATCTTCAAATGATTCTGGTATGTTAATATCTTTTGCCGCTTTTTTAATAGACTCATAACCACCCTCCATGAAATTAGTGACATCTGGTAACATTTTTTTAGCTGCCTCATATTGTTCCGCAGCTTGACCTTTCAAGAAATCACTAGATTCATTATATACTTTATTAAGCATATCTTTTGTTGACATTTTTGTTGGATCAAAATTATCGTCCATAAATTTGTTAGAAGTTTTTAACGCTTCTGCGGCTTTTCCACCTAAATCACTTCTTCTAGCATCTTCCATCAGCCTCAAATATATAGCACTAACAGTACTAGCCATTTGCGTTGTATAGTTTAATTGTTCTCTAGCAATATCTTTAGTCGATAATTTTTCATTAGCTATTTGTAAATTTTTTAATTGAACAAGTTGTGTTGAATTTAAATCATCCATTGCAACAAACCCCTCTTGAAGATTTGTTATACCTAATTTTTTAGCCATATCATCAGGTAAATCAAACCCAACTCTACCATCTTTCATTGTTGCTAAATTAGAAACAAACTCTTTTTGTTCTTCGGTGATATCCGGGAAAATGTCTAACTGACTCATTGCTTCAAATTTCGCAGCACCTTTAACTGCCATATTTGTCAACTCACCCATTGAAATACCTAAAGCATCAGACATAGCTTTTGCTCGTCTTAAATTAACCCCAGTAACTTCAAATCGACCTTGTTCTGCATTATACGTCGCTAAACTTCTTGCAGCACCAATAATACTTGTTTGTAATGATTCAACATTATTTGTTGCGTCGTACATTAACTTAATTGGATCACCTAAATCACCAAATGCTCCACCAATAACTTGTAAATTTGCGGCTAAACTAATTGCCCCTTCTGGATCATATAGTTTTTCAGCCACCTTAAATGTATCGTCAATATTGATTTTGAGTGCTTGTGCCTCTTGAACCATTTTACCTAAACCTTTTATACCGTTTTGAAAACCGTATTGGTTAAGCATCCCTAAATTTTTTATTAATGTTTCTGAGGTCGCTTTTGCACTCAATCCCATGTTAACGGAATTTTTACCTATATCAGAAATTGACTTTGCGGCGTCATTTAATCCAAGACCTACATTTCTAAAAGATTCTGAGTTTTCTAATAATGTTTGTGAAGATTTTGTGTAAGCCATAGCAGCTTCCATTCCAGCGTATATTGTCTCTTCACTATAAAATGCCATTCTTCCAGATTCGGTCATTAAAGACTTTGTTGCCGAAAGAAAATCATCAACACTAATACCTAATTTTGTTGTTGCAATGATAGCTTCATTTAAACCCTTAATCATCTCGTCACCAACCTCACCTACGTAACCAGCTGATCCTTTTGTTGATTCTAATAAATTATCATTTAACTTAGATAAGTCTGTTAAAACAGTACTTAAAACATCCGCACCAGCATTTAAAATATTTGTAATTAATACGATTGGATTTAAGGTTGGGATGTCGGCTAATTTACCAACCATTTTTTCTATGGTACTAACGCTAATTCTAGCTTGAGTGCTTTCTAACCTATCATAAAATCCAGAAGCAGCTGCTTTAGCAATATTGTCTAAAACAGAACCACTTAGTTTTGTGGTTGAGCTAGAACTTCTACCCGCTTTTGACGCCGCTTCATTAATACCTTTAGCAAATTCCTTAGCTGCATCATCAGCATCAGAAGGTGACATCTTTTTTACGGTTATTAAATATTGTTTATATTGTTCTACTGTCATTTATCGATTGGTAATACTAATAAATAGTTTACTAACTTTTTTCAATCATTATATTAATTATATTATTCCTTTCATACACAGGCATCATTAAAATGTCTCGATACCCAAAACCTCGGCTAACTAGAAAAATTATTGAATCTAATTGATATTTTTTATATTCCGTAGAAGGGACGAAAAAACTCCACCCCAAAGTCAACCAAAACTGGGACTTTTTCTCCTGACGGGGCGTTTACTTCAATGATTAAATTTAATCCGGGTTTATTTTCTGATGCGTATCTTTTAAAATCTTGCGAATCTTTAATTGGAAGATTTTGAATAAATTGATAAATTGCCATCTGGTCTCTATTACCATCGACAGATTTAATCATCATTTCCAATCTTTTTGTTGTTATTGGTAAAACAGCTTCTTTAGATGAATTTTTAATTAAGGTTAACTCATCATCTTGTTTAGTTGTAAGATATTTAAAAGTGATTTTTTTCTTACTTATTGGTAAAAAGAACTCATATTCATTATTTGAGTCAGCAATCAATTTGAATTCTTTAGTTTTTAATACAGACAGATCTATTGTTGCTTCAAAATTTTTATTTGTTTTTGGGTCAACTAATTCCAACTTATATTCAGAACCAAAAGCGGTATTTCTTAAAAAAATTAAAATAGCTTGTTTGTCTTCTTCGATTAATTCAGATACATCAAAATCTTTATCTAAAATTTTTCTTTTTAGTAATTCATCAACAACTGATTCAGATTGAATTAGATTTGGTGATGTCAATATATTCTCATCAGCAGCAGTTAAATATGCGATTTTTAATGATTTTCTACCATTTGTATAATGTATCCCCTGTGAAGGTAGTTGGACAACATCATATGCTATGGTTGGGTCAAAGTTTTCCATAATAATATTAATTTAGTTTGTTACTAATATAAGTATAAATTAATTAAAAGTCAACTTATAAACGTTCCTTGTGGAACACTTTACTTAACTAGTTGATATTCAACAAAATAAAAAGCCCATCTCTAGTTGAGACAGGCTTTAAAAAAATATAAATTTAAAATTAATAAACTTGAATACATCTATCCATTCTCAAAGAAGCATCAATTGTTGCTAATTCGTCTTGAGAATAGTTCAATTCACCAAAATTTAGAGTAGTTAAAAAACAACCTTCTAAGATCCATTTTTCAACCACAACTCCAGTTGGGTCTAACATTTCTAATTCTACGTTCTTCTTATATCCAGCAGCGTAACCCATTCTACCCGTTACCGATTCTGCGTGTAAACGAAACCATTCCATCAATGCTTGTGAAGCAGAAGGACCAATTGGGTCTTTAAAGGTAACCTTAATCTCTTCCCAGGTAAATCTACCTGCAACATACGTTTCCGTATTTAAAAAGGGAATTGGCACTGAATTTATTTTTGCGCTAGGACGTGCTGTTGATGTCACGTACCACTCGTTAATACCCAAAGATGAAGGAAATCTAAGGATAAATCTATTTTTTCTTTTCGGTTCGTAAGGAACCGGCATTTTCATTAATAAATCTGCCATTGTATTTAAGTTATGTTTTTTTCTTTTATTCTATTATAAATATGTCAAATAAATAAATAATTTTTTCAAATTATTTGACTTTGTCATTTTTTTTCCTTAGCTTTTTGCATATTCACTACTAAAATACTAATTACTAAATACTAATTACTAATTACTAAATACTATTTTCTAATTACTAAAGTACTAATTACTATTTTCTAACTACTAAAACTAATTATTATATAATAGGGTGAGCTATGTTTTTAACCCACCCTATTAATTTTTTATATGTTTTCAAATGATGCTCCAGTTGGTGTAATCACAAACTCAACATCAATGAATTCAAGTGCTCTTGTTGGTTTAACAAAAATCTTACCTCTTAATGTGTTAGCATCAATATCCTCAGGATCGCTTGATACCGTTACACGGAAATCGAAAAGACCTCTTTCTTTCTTGATTGACTCTAAAATTGGATTAACCAATCTTAAGAATTCTTGTCTAACTTGTTCATCATTTTGTTCAAACAATAATCTAACTGCAACAGCTGAAATCAACTTTCTAGCTCTTAACAATAATCTTCTAACATTAATCCTATCTAAAGCCGACTCTCTTACTTGGAGTGTTTTATTACCCCAAATAATTGTTCCAGTATCAGAAAATGTTGCGATTGGATTAATTCTTGCTTTGTATAAGTTATCTCTTTCATCAAGAGTTAATTTTTTAGTTGCTTTTATTGCATTTACTAAACCTCTTGAATAACCCGCTGGCGCAAACCAAGGGAATGAAACATTATCTGTTAAAGCAATGTTTTTCAATACTTCACCTGTTGGTGGAATATATAATTGTGTTGCGTTATCAGTATCTCTAATTTGAATCCATGGCCAGTAAGTTGCTGAATAGTTTGAATCAATTGCTAAGTCATCTAACGCGCCAATAACTTCATCAGAACCAGTTGTTCCACTAAAATTAGGTGAGTTAATAACATACAATGAATCCGCTCTATCATTTTCGATAATATCAATTGCTTGATTTACCAATGAACTATGGTTGTTCCAGTTAATTCCAGGAGTTGAAAACAAGTTAATATCAACAGCTTCTGGATTTGCAAATGTTTCAATACCAGCTAAATAAGCGTAGTAATCCGAGTTACCAACATTAGCGTTGAAAACACCACTATTAACATTTGTTAAATAAGTAGTTTTACCAAAGATATACGCATCACCATAAGTTCTTACGTTTCTATAAATGTCCCATCCATCAAAACCACCAAATACTGGCATTGTGAATTTTCTGTATAATACAGTATCTAATTTACCTTTAGTAACACCTTCTAAATCATATTCTGTAGTTTTATAGATTTGTTTTCCTGTATTGTCAACAATTACAGATGCATTTGTTGAAATGTGGAAACCAAATGTTGTTTGTGCAGCATTAGAACCTTTAAATCTCAACATATCTCTATCATATTCAAAATGATCAGCTGTTGAAAATCCTAAAGTTACTTTTCTAACCTTATCACCATTTGTTGTTACGGGTGCACCACTAGCAGAAAAATACAAAGTATCTCCAGCATCATAATATTGTGTTTTAAATCTAACACCACCAATATTATCTTTAGTTGTCATTCCTTTAAAACCAGCTGGAACCGCATCCGTTGGATGGTCTGTAGCTAATAATAACATCACATATTTTGATCTCAACTCATATTCACCATCAGATGTACCAATTTTTCTTCCGATATATCCTGGCATATCTGGATTCATAGAACATCTAGTATATTTTTCTAATACAACAATATTTTCATCAGTATCATTAAAATCTCTAACAAGTAAATCAAATTCACCAGTTTCTAGATCAATATTTTGAATCGTTATTTTAACGTTAAAGTTAGCACTGTCACCATCAGAAATTGTTAAAACTTGAAATAGATCTGAAACAGTTCCACCTCTTACTTCTGAAACAACCATTGATGAACTTGCAGTATCCCATTGTGTTTTGAAGTTATCACCTTCAGCAACAGTTACTTCTGTTGTACTTAAACCCCTAATCAAACCTTGTTCGAATAAGTTAGCAACTAAATTAGGATAAGCTTCATTTACGAATACTGGATAATTAGTTTTATCTTTATCAAATACATCAACACCAATAACCTTTGTTACATACTTGGTTGATGAACTATCTAATGAACATGTGAACGTTTTTACGTCAGAATCAACATCAGTTACACTTAAGGTAAACTCAGATAATGGATTAGTTCCAATACTGTCACCAGATATTTGTACTGCAGTAGAACCTGTTACTCTATAACCTAAAACTTCTAAAGCGTATGAGCCTCTTGATCTTAATGATAAAACAATTTTATCTGCATAATCTTGATTTAAAGATGCTGAATACTTGTATCTCGTAACCTCAAACTCAGTAGTAGCAGTTTTATATACAAAAAGATAAGAATATACACCATCAATAGATGCGTCAGTCAAACCTGTTTTTGTAAAAAATGTGTTATACCAGTTTTTGTTATTATTTTCACCAATAGGTGATGATTTTTGAGTACCAGTTAATACCGATGTATCGCTAGCTGGAACTTGTCCAATTACGAACCAATCATTATTAGCATATGTTCCACCGGAAATAAACTCTACAATTGTAGTACCTTCAGTTGAAGTTTTACCAGTTAAGTCTGAGTAAAACGAACCGTTAGGCATGTCTAATGGTTCAGTTGTTCCTGTTGTTGATGTGGGTGTAGATACTAAATTTACGGTTACACCACCTAATGTTTTTATGCCATATGTGTTCCCTGGTTTGTAACCAGTTAAACCAAGTACTCTTGTTACGAATAATTGGTTGGACTCTTGCAAATATGCTTTTGCAACATATGGTAACTCGTATTTAGGGTTATTAGCACCATCTTTAACTGGAGATGTGCCCCCGAAATATGTTTTAAATTCGTCAAAGTTAGAGATTAATATCGGTTCAAATGCTGGACCTCTTAAGGTCTCACCAACTAAACCGAGTGTTGTTACTCCGACACTCTGTGCTACGAATGATAAATCTTTCTCTGATGTGTAGACACCTGGAGAAACGAAAACTCTGTTTGAATTTGCCATTGATAAACGTTTGGTTAAAATATTTTATTCTTATCAAATAAATATCTTTGTTTTTGGCAAAGATTTCTAGAATAAATTGTATTTAGATAGTATTTTATCTTTTTTTATCTTTATTTATATATTATCATGGAAAACAATAGTAAAAACGTCAAAATAAGCGAAAAACATCACGAAATGTTAAAAAAACATTGTGAAAAAAATGGATTAAAAATTCATAAACTTATTGAAAAACTAATAGAAGCACATTGTGCTACTAAAAAAACAGACTTATATGATGAAGATTAGTATAAGTAGGTTATACCAATTTTAGATCCAATTACTGGCGTAAATGCCAAAGTGATTTCAGATTCGTTTGTAATATTAAACCCAACACCTTCCTCTTCGGTCAAACCATTTATATCAACAGTTACAACACTATTAATAGCACTTAAAGTATTAAAAATTAATGTAGATCCGTCA